CATACAATCTTTTGTGTATTGCTGACATAACTCTAGATCCTCTTTCAAGAAGAGCTATTGTTGTACCTACAGCTGCATTTTGATTTGAATCTCCAACTTGCATATCTGCAATAGCTGCAAATCTTTGACCTGATTGTACTACAACTCCCATTAATTGAAGTAATGTTGCATCAGGTCCTTTGAAAGGTAGAGGCATGAATGCATCTCTAATGTTACCACCGGGCGCATCTACATCTCTAAACTCACCGGGTTTAATAGACTCAGCTTCATCTCTTAATCTTATACCTCTTTGTTTAAAACCTGCAGGCATATTTGCAAAATTTGCTGCATCTATTAATGCTCTCAATGTTGCTGTTGCAGTTTTAGATAAACCACCGATCATATGTATTAAACCAAAACCATAGAAACCTAGTCCTGGTAAAAATTTAAAGTGGACAAAATAATCGATCTTTTTTCTTAACGGATCTTCAGCTCTGTAATTTCTTCTTATAGATAAAACTTCTCTACTACCTTGATCTAAAGTTACAATGTATGGAAGTTTAATTCCTGTTTTTTCTCCTGTCTCTGGATTTAAATCTTCAAAACCTTCTAGGTCTAAATCAACATGATATTCTAAAATTGTAAAATCATTTTCATCTTTTGTTTTTTTAACACCTTCTAGTTCCAATTCTTTTTTTTCAACTTCAGTATCTTGTGTGTAACCAGGCTGTATTTCTACATCTCTGTAAAAACCAGATACTTGTTTTTTTCTTAAATCGTTTTCTGACATTTTTAATCTGTGAACCACAGCTTCTGCATCTTCTAAAGATGTGGCTGTATATGGAACAATCAGATCATCTGACGGTACAAATTTTGAAACGGCTCTGTCAAGCAGTTCGTCATAGTAGACTTTCTTGAATGCAGAGCCGCTAAGAGGGAGATAAAAAAGCATCTGATCGAACTCGGGTTCATACTCTTTCATCTTATTCATGAGCTGATAGTTCATGAAGTTTTTTACTCTGCTAGCTTGGTCCTCTTTTTGTCGATTGACAACACCCATAATCTGAGTGTGTACAGGACCTCTAGCTGGAAGTAATTCTTTGTAAGCCTGCGCTTGAAACTGTGTTACCGCTTCACCTAACACCGGGTGTGTTACACCTGATGCACCAGCAAACGGTTGTGTTCTGTCTTCGTATTTAAATCCTAAAAGATCTAAACCTTTTGTATAACTATCTTCCCATTCTTTACGAGAAGATTTGTAATTCATATAGTTTGTAAAAAGTTCTGAACCTAGCTCACCTAAAATATCTTCAGGTAATAAATCTGCTAGATTATCAAAATGTGATTCTGTTCCTTCTTGATTTACTTTGTTTGGTTCAAAGTTTACATCTACTGAACCATCTTCATTTTCTTGAACTTCTACACCTTCACCGCCTTGAGACTCAGCAACTTCTTGTTCTGCTAAAGCTACTTCTTCTTCGCTAGGCGTTTTTACTGTGTTCTCTACTACGTTTGGTAGAGCTTTGTCCATTATTGACATTTTTCTTTTTCTCCGAGTTCTTGACGACTATAGTCTGTTTAAAAGGAACATTCAACCCCTGTGAATTAGGCCCTCTTTTTGGTGGTGGTCCACCGCCTGGAATTAGTTTTACCATTAATCGTCCAATAAATTATAACCTTGTATACCAAGAGATGCAGCAAGTCCAACTATACCTGCTCTTGATAAAGCTTTTAATCCTACCCTACCTAGACCAAGGCTACCTATTTTTCTAAGTGTTGGGTTTATACCTCTTGTTAATTTATCTGTCTGTCCAGAAAATGCTGGGTATAAATAGTTCATCGGATTCGTTCCGATATCCGCAAGTGAATCTCCTTCTGAAACCTGACGTGTGATATCCATAGCTGCTAGTGGTGCCAGCAATCCTGGAGCTGCAGCAACACCTAGACCACGTCCTAAAGTTCTAAAACCTGTCTTAACTATACCCGGTCTTTTCTTCTCAACACCAAGTGCTCTTGATTTACTTGCTTTGATTGTCGATGGTGCTGCAGCAGCAGTTGATCCTGCAAATAATGCACCTGCCGCTGGCAGTTGATAATCTAATATGTCGGGTTTATCAAAGTCTGTTGCTATAGGTTGTGTTATCATATCGACTATCATACTTTTCTGTTGATCCTCGTTTGATAAATAAGTTGATGGGTCATCGTTTCTAAATTCTTTTACAAGTGCTGCTCCAACTGTTCCTGCCGCACCAGCTAATGTAAATGTTTTTACACCACCTGATCTTAAAAATCCTGTTGCTGCTGCTTTTAGTTTTTGCATTTTAGTATTTGTTGCTGGAGCTTGTTCAAAAACTTGTGCTGCTTTTACGGGATCGTTATCTATTGCAGCCGCACAATCTCCAGGTAACCCACCACGAGATAATAAACTACAAACAACTAGTTTATCTTTTTCAGATAAGTTGCTTGCAACTTTTTTTAATTGTGCTGATGAAACTGAGAAGAAAGGTTTTCTACCTTTTGGATCAAGATAAAAACCTTCTCTGTCTGCCATACCTTGAATATCTAATCCTTTTGCTTTGTACTCAGCTAATTGAGCAGGTGAAAAAATACTTGGATCTATTTTTGTTCCAATTTTAATTTCTGGTAATGCTAAACTTTCTAACTGAGCTTTGGATAAATCTTTAAACCCTTTGTAGGTTGGAACGTTAGCTATTAGGTCATCTGCAATTTTTTGTGCGCCTTTAATATCATTCACAGCAAGAGCGTCTTGTACTCTTCCTATAGATCTAGATAATCTTCCTTGGTATTGTGCAAGTGGACCTTGATTTATGTCTGATCTTACCACGTCTACAAAAGCAGAATATGGAGCAAGTCCTCTCATCTCACCTGTACTAATTCCAACTACTTCATTAACACTAAATGGAACTTTACCTTTTTCGGGTATATCTAATATTTTTTTAAGCTCATCTCTAAAAGCTGTTTTAAAACTACCGAGTGAAGCGTTCGCTTCATTTTTATAAAATTGATCAACATTTGCTAAAGCTGCATTATAGAATGCAACTCGATATGCATTTCTTTTTCCTACATCTCCAATTTGATTTAACAATCTTTTACCCGCACTAACATCTTTTGGTATTTGAATGTCTCCTCTAAACTCATCACCTTTTAAAACTCTAGCTAATGTTGCCATGGCGTTTGCAGCAATAGAAGGCGATTGATTATTTAAAGCTGCCTGAACTACAGGTAAGCTTGGAAGTTTTTTCTGTTTAAAAATTAAATCTTTTATATTATCGTTAGCATACAAAGCTTCTACTCTGTCTTTCATATTACCAGTTATTATTTTAGAATTTAAAAACCTGTCCCACTTTCTAAGTGTAGCTTCTGACGGGTCTTTCCAATAACGTTGTTTAGTTCCTTTACCTGCTGCAAAAGCTCCAACAGGTGCAGCCCCTATTTTAAAATTAAAATTTTCTTTTATAAATCTAGAAGTATTGTTTTTATTTGGATCGGCTACGTAAGTATCTAATGTAGATTTTTTTAATCCTACTTTTTTTAAAAATTCTTCTGAGCTTAATGTATATCCTGCCGGTGGTTTAAACGCTCCTCTTACTTGAAAAGATTTATAAGCATTTGCTTTTTGATTTCCTGTAGCGTCTTCAAACGCTGGATAGTTATCAAGGCTGTCATAAAACGTTTTAAATTTTTTTGAGTTCTTATAAATATCATCGTACTTACTAGCACCAGAAGCAGTTCCTCCAGTTAATAAAAATTTATTTGCACTGTTTGCATTAAATTTATCTACAATATCTTTTACTGTCGCAGGACCTAAAGTAGTTTTAGCTGCTTTATTTAATTTATTATAGTCTGTGTTTAAATCACCTGTTAAGGTTTTAGATCTTCTTTTTAAATAATCTCTAAGTTTGTCTCCTTCATCAGTGACTGCAGCAATCTTAATACCTTTAAAGTATTGTGGATATTTTCGTCTATATTTAGAAATACCTTTGTATGAGTCTGATGTATCTGGAAAAGCTTCTTTAAAAAGTTGTTCAGCCCTCTCCATTGACATAGGCTGAGGTTCAGCTTTTAGAAGTCTTTTTAAATATTCTAATCTATTTTTAGTACGCTCTTGCACTACACCTCCAGGATGCCGGCAAGACCACCGCTTTTAAATCCTATTGGACCGATACCCAACATCTCCTGTATCTCTCTGATACCATCTGGAAAGTCGTCTGGATTTTTTAGAACCTGATTTAGTCTCTGCATATATAGTGTTTTTTCTTTACCGACCAAACTCTTGTCCATGGCAACGTTTCTGAAAAGTAACGAGATATCTTCTGCCTCTAGACCATACTTACGTATGTCCCCATATCCCATCTGTTTGCCGCTCTGTTTAAATGCAGCTTTCTTTGCAAGTCCCAAAGCTTTGCCCACAAGTTTACCTCTGAAATATGGCACACGTCCACCGTCTGCAAATTCAAAATCAGAAATGTCTACAGATTCAGGATCAAAGAATCTACTGGTTACCGAATTACCTTTTGCATCTTTGACACTAACTAATCTTTCAGCAAATAGTTGTATGTCATTTGGTGTATCTAATTTGGCAACTGCCGCTGCAACTTTTGGTCCAAAATATTTTTGCACCAATAAAAACGGATCACCCATACCACCGCCACCACCTTCTGTCATAAATTTAAAATCATCAGCTTCCATAACATCAGATAGAGCTGGGTTGCCTGGCTCGTCGGTTAAGTCTTTTATTCTATTTAAAAAATCTCTAGCATTTGCTCTGACTACCGGTTGTGCATTTTCTGCAACACCAGCGTTTAGATAAATCTTATTTACTAAATCATCTACGATCAGATTATTATTTTTTACGCTTTTAATTAATTCTAAACCTTGACCTGTTGGTAAAATAGTTTCACCCACATCAACACCTTCTGACTTTGCTAGATTTTTAATTGTCTCTTCTGCTGATGCAACCGGCGATGCGATATCATCTGTGCCACCACGTGAACCTGGTGGTGGTAAGTCATCTCCCATTCTTAAAGACATCAAACCTTCTTGATCTAGATTCCTGGTCCCTGTTGCCAG